GCCATCGGGGAGCGTCCGTAGAGTGGTTGATGTAAGGTCGTTAGTTCGTGCCGGGTTCCGGCTCGCTCGCGTCCACAGTCCGCAAGCCATGCACGGGCTTCCCCGACTGTATCGAGAGCAGCAACCGCGTCTGGTCGCCGATCGCGTCCGCAATCTCACGCTGCGTCTCGCGTACTTCCTTCAGCGTCAGCCGGTGCTCTTCGAGCAGGGGCAGCAGCAAATCCTGCCGGATGAAGAACGCCAGCCCGAGGGCCACGAGCGTCGGGAAGCCCCATCGCTCCATGATGCCCAGCATCGTGTCTTTCGTTTCGGTGGTCATCGCGTCAACTCCTGCTGCCAGATCAGAATGCGTACCCGATTGATCCGTGCATCGAGCCACCATCGCAGGATGAGTTGCACCACGATCGAGGCGACGGCCTGGAGCACGAGTGCCCAGAAGAATCCGTACTCTTGCGGATCGTCCTTGTCACTCACGATCTGGTAGCCCCGCTTGACGCTCTTCAGCACTTCCTCGGTCACGATCGCTTGCTGATCGGCACTCACCGCGTGCGTGTACGCCTCGCTCTCCCAGTGCTGTACCGCGAGCTCGGTGAAATCGTCGATCACCTGACGGCCCACAAGATGCCGCCGGATGCCGACGTTTCGCCAGACGAAGAGCTTCAGATCCGCGACCGTCATCGCGAGCCCTCCGCGACCAACGGCACGAAGACCGCAGGGTGAAGAACAGACCGGGCTTCCTTCCCGGTGCCGTTGCACTCGGGGCATGTCATCACGATTCGCCCGTCGCCGATCTTCCCGGTGCCGTTGCAGTTCGAGCATTCGCCCGCGTCGGGCGTGGGTGCGGGCGGGGCGACCGGGCTGGCGATCACCATGCGGGCAGTCTCAACCGCGAGATCCGCCGAGATGCTGGGATCGTCGGGCAGCGAGGCGACGCAGCCGATCGACGCGACCATGAACACGATGAGCCAGCGAAACATCACAGGATTCCTTCCAGCCAGTTCTCTGGCAGCGTGGTCGGCTTGAAGCCGCTGAAGCCCGCAAGGGCGTAGGAGTCACCGCCCTTGCACATCGAGTCGATCACCTCGGCATCGACCCAGCCCGCCGACTTCTGAAATGCCTCGGGGAGCCGCGAGTCAACCGGCCCGGAATAGCAGTTGCCCCACGAGTTGGGCACGAGCAACGCAGGGCGATCGACACGCAAGGCACAAGCCATCATGCAATGAGCCCACGTGCCGGCGGGCGTGAGCCATCCACCGCCGAGCGATCCGCGATCTGCGAACCGCATACTGAAGCCCCTCATGCTGCATAAGGCAACGCTGAAGCCATTGGAGATCGCTTTCTCGCAGTCCGAAAACGACCGAACGAGCGTGACCTCGGAGCATCGCCGCTGCTTCGCGTAGGGCTCCAACTCATCCGGCATTCCATCCCGACCCCACGCTTTCTCCTGCGTGCCGGTGAACTGTCGGTCGAACCGCACGCTGCCGTACTGCTGCCCGTAGTGCAGCACGCCCCAATCCCGCACCGCCTTCGCGGCATGGAATCCGGTCGAGCCGTCCCCGCCCGGTGCCGACGTTCGCCCGCGAGCTTCGACCCGGCTCACGCCGTAGACCGACGCCTCGATCGTGCGACCGCCCCAGGTCTCGGCTTCCTTCCGCAGCACGATGTCGCACGCCGCGAGGATGTCCACCGACATCGCGAAGCCCCAGCCCACGCACGAGCCGATCGGCTGGCTTCCCCGCTTCCACGAGGGCGAGCACTGGAGGAGAGCCCGCTCTAGGTGAACGTCGGTCTTCGCCGCTTGGAGATCCGGCCCGGCGTCCGCGAGCGTCGGGTGCGGGAGCGAGGCGACGAACGCCGCCGAGCCCTCGGGGTCGGGCTGGTAGCCGAACAACGGCAGGAAAGACTCACCCGCCATCGCTCACCCCCCGTTGATGCCAGCCCACGCCAGAGCCTTCGCAAATGCGGCGTAACGGTCGCGGATGTCGCGAGTGACCGGAACCTCGTCCGTACCCACCGCTGCCCCGTAGGCGGCTTCCAGAGCCTTCCTGAGCGGTTCGTTGCTGCCCGGCTCGTGCCGCCCGATCCGCCGCCATGCGATGTCGAGAGCCAACCCGGTGAACGCCTGGAGGCTGCGGGTATCGGTGAACGCCGCCTCGCGGGCGGTCGCATCCCCAGCCACCACGATCGCCGCCTTGCTCCACGTCGATGCCCAGAGCATCCGATCGCCAGCCGGCAGGGATCGCAGAGCGGCGGCGACGGGGGCGACCAGCGTCTTCATCTCGGCACTCGGTTCCTCGACCTCGACCGCCGGCACGGCGGGCACCTCGAACGACGGCATAGGGATCTTGCCCCACGCTGCCGCCACGATCAGCCCGGCGGCGGCGAGCCTCCCGATGACGTTGGCGTGGGCCTTGGCGGCAGCGACTCCCGCTTCGAGAGCGTCAGCCACCACACGCCAATAGGGCGCGGCCAGGATCGCCACGGCTGCGACGGCTGCGAGGGAGCGTAGGAGTGTTTCACGATCCATCACTTCACGCCTGCAAGCCCGAGACAGAACCGAACGAGAGCCTCGCCTTCCTTGGTCTTCGCGACCTCGGCGAGATGCCGAACGAGCTGATCGTCAACCTGGGAGTCGGTCTTGCTCGCGAGCCACTCGGCAGCCTCGCCCACGATCAGCCCCTTCTGGTACGGGTCGATCGTGTTCACGAACTTCTGCCCGTAGGCGAGCAGTGGGCTCCACGTCTGCAACAGGCGGATCGCCTGCCAGATGTTGAGCGTGTTTCCGTACTCGGCCGCTTCGGCCGGGGTCATCTCATACGAGGGCATGGCGGGCACTCCGGGGGCTATCCCTCCGGTGTACCACCTTCGTCGCCCGAACTTGCAGTCGGGAAGTTGATGAGCTCGTTCAGCGAGTCATAGACCAGCGAGTACACATCCTTCGCTTCCTCGTGGCATTCCTTTCGCTCCAACTTGTAAGGCTGTTTGAACGACTCCTCATCAATGAGCTTCCCAGCCCCGTCTGTGATGTAGGCGTAGGCGTACCGCAGGCCGAACTCGACCACGATCCGCCGCTCCACATAGTCGGGCAGGCTTTTCACCACTCCCCCTCGGCTGGTTCGTCCACCAGATCGCGGGCTTCGTCGGGCGTGGCGAACCGTGCCAGCCGGAACGGCTCGGGCTTCACCGCTTGCCGCTCGGCCCAATCGGCGGGCGTCCATGTGGCATGTACCACCGTCACCCGCTCGGCGACCATCGGGGCGAGGTCGAGGCTCGACTCGCTGGCGGCGAGTTCGTCGGCGTCGGGGTCGAGCAGCCGCTCATCTCGGCTCGGCTTGTAGCGTCGCTTGCGATCGTTGCGGGGAGGGAGTTCCCACGCGACGCGGAGCCGCACGAGTTGGTGGACTGTAATCGTGAAATGCTGGCAGATGGCTCCCATCGGAAGATAGGAGTCCCAAAGAACGCGGAGCGTGGTCGCGTCAATCGTTGCTGTCTTGCCCGCCATTCGGCACCCAGAAGGAGACCGCCCGGCTCGATGGGTTCAAGCCCAGCCGGTAGTGCTCGTCGCCCCATAGTCTCGCCTGCTCTGCAATCGACCGATGAAAAACGCAGTGCTCGCAATCGGAACCGCCGTACTTGCCCGAGAGGTACGGGCCAGCACGGTAGACCGCCAACTGCCCGAATGCCGAGTTGAACTCGACCGGCGGCGAGCCGACCGCCGGCATCCAGTGATGCACCCATTGCTGATCGCGTCGCTGCCAGTGATTGAGCCTCGCGGCGAACGCGTCGTAGTGGGCTGCCACCGGGCCGATCGCGGTGTTCATCTCGCACCACGAGTAGCTCGCCAGCCCGTACCACGAATGGTCGAGCGAGAGCCACGCGATCGAGTTCATCACGCCGTCGATGCTGAAGCCGCCCCAGGGATCGGTGTCGAAGACGATCACATAATCCACCAGCTCGCGACTTCGCACCCAGTGCTGACATTGCTCGCGGTACTCAGCGAGGGCAACCGTCCGCTCTTGGGCGATCGTGTGGGAAAGGTGCGGACGGTGGTTGATGTTCAGCGAAACTTTGCGCCGGTCGCCGTCAGCCCACGCCGCGAGAACTTCCTTCGTGCCGTCGGTCGAATCGTTCTCGAACACAAACGCCGACCACGACTTGAAGCACGCCCCGGTTCGCTCCACGAGACCGAGGGTTCGCCAAAGCCAAGGCATCGCGTTGCGGCAGATCGCGACCAGGGCAACGCGGGCCTCGGCGGCGAACGTCCTGCCGAGCTCGACCTTCGCGGCGTAGTCCTCCGCGAACTCGGGGTCAGGCGGGAGCAGCACATCGGGGGCGTGCCGCTCGATGTCTTCAATCGTGATCTGCACGATCAGCCCTCCGCACTTCCCGCCATGCCGCCGGCATCTCGCCGTTCTCAATGTGGTCGCTCGTCACCGCCACGCGGTGATGCTCGGCGTGCCACTCGGCACTCGGCACATGCGTGCCGTTCTCTGCCCCGATGTTCTGGATGCGGCTCACGGTGGGGAACGCTTCGTACCGACCGGCTCGCAGCCCGTGATTCACGATCACATCCCACGATGTCGCCTCGTCGCCTTGCACCCAGCCCAGGTGAAGCCCGAGCCACCGATCACGCCACACGCCCCAGCCCCACGGGGTGAACCAACGTCGCAGCCCGCACTCGTCGAGGCAGCCGTTGCTGATCCGCTGATACCCCGAGACGTTCATCACGGCTGGATCGTCGCGGTAGTGATCCCTCGCCCACGCGAACCATCGCAGGCAGTCCCGCGTCGGCACGGTGTCATCCTCGAAGTGAATGTGAAACTCGCTGCCCATCTCGTTAAACCCGTAGGCGAGAGCGTTGCGGATCGCCCGGTTGCACCCGACCCGCTCGGGGTAGGTGCCCGATTGGAAACCGTACCGGGCCGCGAGGGCGGCGGAATGCACTGACGCTTCCGAGGGATCGACCAGCACCATCACGCGGCAATCGCCGATGCCGTAGCACGATCGCAACGCGGCGAGCGTCTGCTCCAGATACGCCGGGCGGTTGTAGGCAGAGACGGTGATGTTCATGGCGACACGTCTCCGGCGGCAGCTACCCATACGGGCTCATCTCGCGACCCGTCTCTTCGCACACTCGCGAACACCGCTCGCGTGCGAGCAATCGGCGTGCCCATCACTGACCACGCCGCGAAGGTCTCGTGATGGAATATGCCCCCTGCGTCAACGTATTCGTCGATCCGCTCCAGCCGCGTGAAGAATCGCCGCATCGCGTCACGCGGCCCCCACAAGAACCGATCGCTGATGCCCCACCAGTTCGCGAACGTCGGCACATGGATCGCATCACCCAGCGTCGGCGGCTCTGGCGGCACGCTGAACTCCAAGTCGGGCCGCATCCGCACCACGACATCCGCCTCGATGCCGCTCGCCTCGAACGCTTGCCAGACGCGGAGCAAGCCCCAGGTCTGCTTGAGCAACCCTTGTACGCCGTGACAGCCTCGCCCGATCTGCCACGAATACTCCCGCCGCTCAGGCATCTCTCGCTGCGGCTCGATCACCGTTACTGCCGGGCGAAAGAGAAACGCCTTGTCGGCGTCATCGTCGGCGACCGCGTGTACCACAAACGGTACATCGGGATAGAGCGAGCGGATGCCACCGGCACAGCGGTCAGCCGTTCGCATCTGACCGCTGACCAGCACCGCGACTTTCATCGGCGAACGAACAGGGCATCGCCCCATCCCCGGTTGATGCCGTCCACCCAATCAATCCCGAAGAACTCGAACTGCGGCGAGAGCGTTCGATGGATCTCGTGGAACATCGGAGCGTCGCGGTACAGTTCGATGATCGAGACTTCGCAGTAGATGATTCGGATCTGCTTCAGCGTCTCGACCGCTCCCTTCAACACCTCCAACTCGTAGCCCTGCACATCAAGCACGAGCATGTCGAAGCCCGTGAGGGCGAACGAGTCCAGCGTTCGTACCTCAACTTCGATCGCGCCAGAGAACGGGAACTCCGGGTACTGGTCGAGGTGCCCGCTCGGTTTCAAGAGCGAGCAGCATTGCAGGCTTGCCGAGAGGTTGAGGCTCGCCCGGCCGGGCCGCGAGCCCAATGCACATTCGTAGGCGTGCAGCCCCTTCGCCTGGAGCTCGGCGAACTTCTCAGGCACCGGCTCGAACCACACCGACCGGGCACCCCACTCGCGATACCACCGCTCCTCATTGCCGTCGAACCCGCCGACGTGGATCACGCCGCGAGGGGTGCCGATCGTCGGAATGAAGTGCTCGACAAGTCGCATCACGAAACCCTCGTCCAGATCGCCGCCCCATTTCGCACGAACGCCGAGCACCAGAGGCAGATCCACTTGGGATCGCGGCCGAGTTCCCAGTGAGCCCGCGAGCACTTGTACGCGTGAAACACGTCATCGAGGATCAGCACCCGCACGCGATCTTTGAGCAGGCGGAAGTCATCGAACCCTTGGAACTCGCCGCCGTCGATGAGTGCGGCATCCCATCGCTCATCGGTCAGCGTCTCCAGATACCCGACATCGCCGGGGCGATCGCCTGGGAGCTCGTCCCACCACTGACGCACCAGAGCCTCTGGGTACGGCAGATGATTGTGCGGGTCGTTCCACACGTCCTCGAATGTCTGCGGCGTCATCGCTGCCCGCGAGACGCTGCGGCGGCAGACGGTCGTGATCCACGGCATCGCCGCTACGTTTCGCTGAAGGGCGGCGTGTCGATGGAGGTCAGGCTCCACGCACACAAGCCGCCGCTCGGGCATCGGCTCCAGGGCTGACGCGATCACGGCGGTCGAGCCCGTGCCGTCCCACGAGCCGATCTCGATCACGGTGTTGACGCGGCACTGCTGGATCGCGGCCACGATCGCCCGACCGAACTCCTCATTGAGGGTGATCTCTGGCATCAGGAAATCCTCACGGTCGTTCGCCCCTCGGTGCCGTAGCTCTTCTCCAGCACCAGCCGAGCCACTTGCGAATCGTCATCCCACGCGACGCCGTTGAGCGAATCGAGTACGCCTTTTGCACAGTTGTCGAGGTCGCATCGCGGGAGCGTCGGGGCTCCCGCACGAAGCCCGCTTTTGCGAAGGTGCGACTTCGGGCGAGCGAACACGAAGTCGATCACCACGTTGACCGGCTCGGGGTGCGGCTCGCAGCCGGCAGCCTTGGCGGCAAGTGCCACTGACTGCCGGTACGCGTGAACCGCGTGCGACTTGGGCACATACGCCCGACCGAACCCGCCGACGGTCGAGACGCGGGCTCTCGGTTGTGGCACGGGATCGCCGGGCACGCTGAACGCTATCGCGGTTGGCATCCTGCGAGAGTGCAGGGCTTGTCAAGTTCCCCCGCGATCTCGCGAATCCAATCGAGGTACAACGCCACCCGCGTATGCCCGCTCTCCTCCCCCGCCTGACTCCGTACCGGCGTCTTGCCGATCTTCGCCGTGTAGCAGTTCACGCCGACCAGCACCGTGCGACCATCCGCCGCCCGTGCCCAGAGCGGGCCGCCGCTGTCCCCCGGTGCAATGCAGAACGGCAGAGGCGACCCGCCCCGCTCGATCTTGCAAACCCACACGCTCGCGAACGCCTCGGTCAGCCGCATCGTCCCTGCCCGGATCTGGTTGTCGCCGCTATTGAACCCGGACGAGAGCCTGCCGGTCACGCCGTAGCCGGCGGCGGTGCAGACCTCACCCGCTCGCTCGCTGCCGTCAGTCAGCGGCGGATAGACCGTCACCGCGAACGGTCGCACTACATGCACGAGGGCGATGTCGTGCCGGGCGAACTCGCCCGTGTAGTCGCGGTAGATGAAGACCCTGTCGATCCGGTGCCGCCCGGCCGCCGTCTCGACCTCGCACGCGGTCATATCCCGCACGACATGGGCGGCGGTCAACGCCCAGTGCGGGGCGATCAGCGTGCAAGTGCCGACCTGGGGATTGTCGTCAGTGTTCAGCCCCACCAGCCGGCACGTATGCGCCGCGAACGTCTCGCCGTACTGGCGGTAGCGGGCGTCGGGAATCGTATCCTCGACGGTGCCCGCAGAAGCCACCGCCGCGACCAGCCCGGCGATGAAAGCCAAGCCCCGCATATCCCGATGATGCCACGGGCGGCAACGATGCTTTCAGTCCGCGACCACCGTCATCGTCCGCAGCGAGTACGTTCGCAGATACACGCCGCCCACAACCGACTCGCCCTTCTCCTCTTTCTGCCGGCGAAACTCAGCAGCACGAGACGCCACCCACGGCGACAACGCGAGCGAGTCTTCCGATGCAACGGCATCCTCTCGCGACGGCGGAGCTGGCTCCCGCGAGCACAGCATGTCGCTCATGCCGTACTTCTTCCGCAGCCAGTAGATGTACGTCTCGGTGCATCGGTAACGGGCCGATAGATCCTCGACCGTCCAACCCGCTTCCCAGAGTTGCCCGAGCTCGTCGATGTCGATGTGGTAGTGCTTCACGGCGTTCCTTTCGATGCGAGATAGAGACCGATGTTCGAGAACGCGTATCCCGCGTAGGCGAGGGCAAGCCCGTGCTTGCCCTGCCACGCGAGATCCGCTGCCACATAGGCGTAGATCAACCCGGTGATGGCGATCAGCGGAGCAGCCATCACGCATCCTTCGACAGCGGCATGATGATCCCCGTGATGTCGCCGCACTTGAGCATCACCCGGCTCTCGGGGTCGGTCGCGTACACGTCCACCTGGGGCTCGCCGTCGCCCGGCAAGTGCTCCAGAAACTCGACCACGTATCGCGGATCGACCTTCGTCGCACTTGTCGTGCCGGGCGCGACGAGTTCGCACTTCACGATCGACTCGCCGAACTCGCTCGACCGGGCCGAGATCGCGAGCGTGTTGTTCGTCCACGTCAGATCCACGCCCTTCGATTGCTCGCTGGTCACGATGGCGGCGGCCCGCACCGCAGACTTCAAGTCGGCGATTTCCAAAACGCTCGGCTCCCCCTCGGGCTCGCCCATCACGTCACGCCAACGCGGGAACTGCCCCTCGGTCACCTGCCCGTAGACCGTGCCGGCGTCAGTCGTGAACATCACTTGCCGGTCGTTCGCCTCAACCTCTACCAGCCCGTCGCCGTGGGCCATGCCCGTGACGATCCGCATCACGCGAGCGGGCACCAGCACCTTCCGCGAGTCGGTCGCCTGGTCGGTCTCGGTCTCGACGCAGCACAGCCGGCGACCATCGGTCGCCACCCAGAACTGAGCCGACCCGTCCCGGCTGGGCTCGACCTCCAGCAGCACCGCCCCGAGGGCGTAGCGGCTGCTCTCGGTGTCGCACGCGTAGGCGGTCGCCGTCGCGGCCCGGCGGAACTGATCCGCCGGCAGCCGGCACGCGGGCTTGAGTTCGCCCGTCGTGTTCGCCGGGAACTCGGCCGCTTCCTCGGTGGGCAACGTCCACTTCCCCGAGCCACACTTAACGAGCACGCTCGAATCCTTCGGCGTCAGCGTCACCTCGTCGCCGGTCGCCGCACGCACGATCTCCAAGAGACGCCCGTGAGGCACGAGCATGGGCTCGCCCTCTTCGCCGATCTTGACCTCGATCCGCACTTCGAGGTCGGTCGCGGTCATCAGCCCGTCGCCGATGCGGACGTTGGTCAGCACCGGCTTCGGCGAGCGGGTCGGCACCGCCGGCTTCACCGCCTGGAGGGCGGCGAGCAGTTCAGTTCTTAGAAACTTGATGCCACTTGCGGGCTTCGTCTTGGTTGCGGTCGCGGTCATGGGTCAAATCCTTTCGACGTAGGGAAGCCCCCGAGAGAAGCCCGAGGGCGAAGGTCAATCCGTTCACCAGCACTCCCACGCAGACAAGCGTGAGTTGTTCGATAGTCATGCGGCACCGCCTTTCGTGTTCATGCTCTGAACCTTGGCAATCCGCTCCCCAATCCACCGCATGACTGGCACCGCCATTGAGTTGCCCAACGCCCGGTATCGAGGCCCGTCTGCGGCTGGCTTCTTCCGATACTCCACCAGCGTGTAATCGTCGGGGAAGCCTTGTAGCCGCTCGCACTCGCGGGGCGTGAGGCGACGGACGGCCATGTCTTGACGCACACCAACTTCAACCTTCCGGCCGTCGCTTGCGCCTAGCGGCCAAGTGGCCTGCCCTTCGGTTCGCTGATATGCATTGAACGCCACCGATTGCAAGACGCCGCAATAGCCCTGCCCAGGCTTGCCGCCGCCGCTAGCCAAAGCGTGAGGAGGGTCAACATATGCCACCTCGCCTCGTTGGTTCTCTCGGAACGCCACGGCAGGCACAGCCGTCGAGCCGTTGCTTGTGGATTGCAGAGTAGGGGCGAACTCCTCAGTGACGAACGTGCCGCCTGCGGCCTCGCTCTGCCCAGGCTTGAACGCCACCGCCTGCGTGCAGCACCCGCCCTTTGAGCCGCAGCCCATCGCATGCGTCGAGCCGTCCACGCTGCTGATCGGGTCTTGCGTGGGATGGAAGGCGACGATGCGACCGCTGTCTACGTCGTCGTTTGCTGATCCGCCGTTGCGGCCAGTGCGAGCCGTAACTGCGCCGGTAACTCTTTCCCTCGCCTTTCCGCGCGTCGGAGGATTCCCGAACACGCTTTCGCGCTCAAATAGTACCGCTGCGGCACGTCGCCAATCTCCAAGGTGGCCGACAACGAACACACGGCGGCGGCGTTGGGCGACTCCAAACCATTGAGCGTCAAGAACGCGGTAGGCGAACCCATACCCGAGTTCGCCCAACGCCCCGAGGAAGGTTCCAAAATCCCGTCCTTTGCCGCTACTGAGGACGCCCGGCACGTTTTCCCAAACGATCCATTTGGGCTGCATGACAGCAGCAAGCTGGACGAATCGGAGGGCCAGGTTGCCACGCGGGTCATCCAATCCGCCTCGAAGCCCTGCGACCGAGAATGATTGGCATGGGGTGCCTCCGACAAGAAGTTCAACTGGCGCATCTAGCATCTCCTCCGTGATTGCCGTCATGTCCCCGAGGTTGCGAAATCCGTAGTGGTGTTCGACCACTGCAACCGGGAAGGGTTCAATCTCGCTCGTCCACTGGCACTGCCAGCGGAGCGGCTGCCAAGCAACGTGAGCCGCCCCGATGCCGTCGCACACGCTGGCGTACATCATGCGGCACCGCCTTTCTGGGCGAGCAACGTCTGGAGGTACTTCGCCATCCGGCGGTTGTCGTCTTGGAGCCGCTCGCACTGCGTCTCCATCCGCTCGGCTCGCATCGCACACCGCGAGGCGCGGGCCGCGAGCCGGCGGATGTGATGGTGGGCGAGCTCCAAGGCACGGCGGGCACCGTCGTTCAGATCGTCATCCCACGAGTGAGCCTCGCAGAGATTGGCGACATCGCCGGGCGGGAGGGGGCGGCGTTTCATTCGTCACCCCCGATCGGCACGATGCTGTTTGCACGCCCCGGCACGCGGGTCACGTAGCCCCGCTTTTCGAGATAGACGAGATGGCAGTACGCCGCCGAGGGCGACGCCCAACCGAACGCCTCGCCGATCTCGCGGACGCCGATGCCGTAGCCTCGCTCCGCGTAGGTGTTCACGATCCAGCGGTACACCGCTTTCTGCCGCTTCGTCAGCGGCGGTCGTTCGATCGTCTTCATGTCACCTCCTTGCGAAGAACTTGGATGGGCTCGATGTCGCCCGACTTTGTGACCCGTCCGAACTGGGTCTCTTGCCCCAGCAACCTTGACCGGGCGTAACTCAGAACCTTGAGAGCCGAGAGCGAGTGCATCTGCGGCAACTTGTCGAGCACCCTGGTCTCGACCTCACCGAAGTGCTCGGGGTCGCAATCGTCAATCCATGCCACGAAGTCAGCCGCCAACTTCCGATCGAGATCGTCATCAATGCTGATCTGGAGCTTCGGGTCTTTCGGCTTGCTCGCCTTCAATGCGTGCCGCTTGGATGACGAGAGCTCGCGGTACTCATCAAGCAGCCACTTCAGATGCACGAACGGGGTGTCGTGCTTCCGCTTGGCGTTGCGGATCGCGTCATAGAGCGTCGGCTGATCGAGCGGGGAGAGATCCTCCCGCACGAGCTTCGCCTCTTCGTCGCTCCACTCGTGGCTGGGCCAGAGTTGATTGATCGCGGTCTTGTTCTCGTCCCACGTCCTCACAGGTTCCCTCCTGTTCGCTGCTTGGGCCGCCGTCCATCCTGCCGTTGCCTGTCAAACTCACCCGCCAAGATGCGATCCACGAACTCGAAGAACTTCGTGACCGCCAACGGGGTCTCGAAGAACTCACACCCCGGCAGACGCTCCAGGGCGGCGTACGCCCGCTGCTGCCAGCCGGGCGACGCGGCATACTCCACCCAAGCCGACGGGGCTATGAGGGGCTCCCAGCGGGCTGCACGGGCGGTCTGGTTCCAGACCCCCACAAACCTCGCCCACTCGTCGGCTGCCCAGCCCGGCTGCCGAAAATCGTCGCCGCAGGCGGTGTGTGTGTGTGTGTTTTCTTCTTTGGAGACGGGGATGGAGTTTGTATTTGGGGATGGAGATGGGGATGGGGATGGAGGCGATGTTTTTGCGATACCGTTTGCGATACCGTTTGCGATCGCTTTGCGATCGCTTTGCGATCCGTTTGCGATCGCCTTGCGATCCGCCCACCGCTTCTCGTTGCCTATCTTGCCAGCCTCAGACCGGGCGGCTTGGAGTTCGGAAGCCTTGATCCGGTGCTCCTCCATCCGGTGGTTCCGCCGCAGCCCGTCCTCCCCGAGCGGGAACTTCTCCACGAGCAGATCCCACACCTTGCCGACGCCAGGGGAGACGAGCTCCAGGCGGGCGAGATCCGACGGCAGGCTCCCGGCATCCCATTGGATGATGAGGAGCCGCATGTAGTGCCCGACCTCCTCGGCCGTCCACATGGCGGTGCTCGCGTAGAAGTCGCGACCGAAGAACGGGATGTAGTGGTCAACCGTTTGGCGTGCCATCCTTGGCCTTTCGTTTTCTCTCGCGGCAGCGTCTCTGGCTGTCTCGATTCAATCTGCGACGAAGGGCAACTGCACCGTATTCATGAGGTGGATATGAAGGAACGAATCCCCAAAGCGGAGCCATGCCAAGCCCCACCCGATACTCATCCACGCTGCGTTTCATGTGTTTCGGCAATCGCGATAACCTCGCCCTGATAGCAAGCGACGAAGACGTGAGAGACTCAACAGGGATGCCAAATCGTTCTGCCTGAATCGCCACGTCAATCACGAACCAGAGTCCGCTTTCCATACTCGATCTCCTCCATTCCGCCCCGCCGCGTCGAAGCGGCGTCGTGCCTGTCACGAGGGCGGCGTCGATCAGACTGCGGTCATGTCGAGGCCATCAATCTGCGGAAACGACTCCCCGTCTCGCCAGACAATGACGCGAGGACGATTCCCAGACTTCTCGAAGTTGAAGGACTTGATCGCCCTCGCAGCGTTCACCCGCATGGAGTGCCTAGCCTTCAACTTGTCAGTGCGAATAAGGCTTTCCCGAAAACGGTTGAACGGGCGGTCGATGTCGCTCGCCCCTTCAATCAGAATGCTGGCGAAGTCTTCGGCCAGTGTCTCATTCGAGAGGCTGAACAAGTAATGCAAGCAGTAGCAAGTTGCGTTACGCCAGAGAAAGTTGCGATGCGTTGAGAGCCGAGTCACGCTTTCGCGAATCATCGGATGTCGATTCAGCAACTGATCCGCAACCGCAACCGAAAACGAACGCGACCTTCCGTCGTAAAAGCCGCCGCCAGACTCAACAAAATCGTTCAGGGAGTTCAACGCGGCAGCGAGATCGCGAGCGTTCGCCTCTCCTCGAATGCCCAGAATGTCCCTGACTTGCCTGGGCTTTCCGCCAACGTCAATCGTGTCAAAAGAGTCTTCCTCAAGCCCGTAGACAACGAGCGTCCAGAACCCGACCCCGGTATTGGCGCAAGCCATGAGCCGATGCTGCCCGTCGAGCAGCCTGCCCGTCACGCTGAACTTGATGGTCTGCCCATTGAGCTTCATCTCTCCGCGACGGAAAAACGCTTCGAGAGACTTCAAGTGCCCATGAATGACCTTCCGGTTGTCCACGTTCTTTTCGAGCCACGCAGCAGCCATCTGGGGCGTGACAAAAACTTTTTCAGTTCGCAATCCATGCGCTCCGTTGGCATGGCTCGCTCTCTCCAAAACCGCTACGTTCATGTCTGGTCTCCTTTGCTTTCGTGCCCTTTCACCATCCCCGGCCGCACGTCAACGCGACGCCGCCGTGATCTGCCACTTCACCGCCCGCCGTCCGCTCCGCGTCTTCCCTTCGCCCGCCTGGACGATCATCCCCTTCGCCACAAGCTCGATCCGCCTGGGCCGCTGGGTGCTCGGCGGCATCGGGATGCCCAACTGCATCTGCTCATCGGTCGCCCCTTCGGGGTGATCCGCGAGGTAGTCGAGTACCTTCCGCTGGCACGCGTTCACCGTGGCCGGCGTCAGCGACTCGGCTGCGGCCCGGCTGGTGATGCTGTGCCGCTGGAAGAGCGGTAGGTCTTCGAGCGTGTTCATCGCGTCTCCTCCGCGAGCAGCCGCTTGTCGAGGTGTTCGTTCACGTCCCGCAACGCCCGGCAGAGCGTGTGCAGTCGCCGGTTCTCCTCGCGGAGCCGTTCGTTCTCAGCCTCCAGCGACTCGGCGAGTTGCCTCAGATCGCGGGAAGGTCGGGGGCGGAAGATGTTGCGAAGCCAGTTCATGCCACGGCCTCCGCGTCGAAGAGGGTCGCCTCGGTCTTCCGCCCCTTCGCCGCTTCTTCCAAGTTCGTGACAGCCTGCCGGTAGTAGGCGGGCTTGAGCTCCACGCCGATCGCCTTGCGACCGTTGAGCACCGCCCCGTATGCCTCACTCCCGACGCCCATGAAAGGCGTGAGCACCGTCTCGCCGGGCAGGCTCCGCAGTTGCACGATCCGCTCGATCACGTCGAGTTGCAGCGGGTGCATGTGCCGCTCGTCATCGTCCTCGCGGGCCTGCTTGTAGGGCAGCGTCCGCTCCAATCGGATGTCATCCCAGAATGCCGACGCGTACTGCCGCCAGATCCAGTGTGAGTAGCGGTTCTCGATCTGCTTGCCCTTGTGCCCGCGATAGGTGAGCAACTCGGCCGGGATCTCACGCTCGCCCGCGTACTCCAGCAGCCCGTTCGGGTTCGCGACCGGCACCGGGTTCTCCCCGTCCTTGCGGAAGAGCAACAGGCAATCCGCAGATGCCACGTCGCACAGGCTCGCGTCGGTCACGACTTGCTTGTGGGCGAGTCCCTTCGCCATCGTGCGGTTGCGGACACCGAGCGGCTCCTTCCAAATGAAGTGACGGCACCAGAACCGCCAGCCGAGCGACTCGTGCAGGCGGATGATCTCACCGGGAAAATCCACAAGCCCGCCGGGCGAGGTCTTCCTCGGGATGTCCATGCAATGCACCGCCGACAACCGGCCCGGCATCGTCACGCGATGGATCTCGCCGACCACGAATGCGTAGTGGTCGAAGAACTCTTGGTGACTACGGCAGTTCGAGAGGTCACGCTCAGAACTGGAGTAGTGGTACAGGCACCCCGCACCATCCGCCGCGAACGGCGGCGAGTAGATCGAGAGATGCACCGACTCGTCGGGGATGCTCTGGAGCACCTCGCAGCAGTCGCCGTTGTAGATCGCGTAGTCATCGGTGATTACTTGCTCGCTGACAGCCATTTCGGAATCCTTTCACTATGGGGAAACGTCCTGCGGTGATCGACGGCCAGGGCGTTGCCCATGTGCCGAACGAGTGACTCAAACATCCGATCGGCGGCATTCGCCTTGCGTCGCAGATTCGCGAGCACGCCGACCTCGCCCTCGGTGGCGATGACATGCACATCGACGGGCTGCGTCTGGCCGAACCGCCAGCACCGACGCACGGCTTGGTAGTACTGCTCCCACGAGTGGGAAGCGAACGTCACGACGTGGTGACAGTGCTGCCAGTTCAACCCGAAACAACCGATCTTCGGCTTGGTCACGAGCCGCTTCAGTTGCCCCGCTTGGAACGCGAGCAGGAGCTCTTCTTTCTCGTCTTCGCTCTGCGACCCACTCACTTGCCGGCAGTCAGGAATGATCCGCTCCAGTAGATCCCCCTCGTCATTGAGGTGACACCACACGACCGACGATCCAGAGTGCGATGCCACGAGCCCGGCCGCAGCCTCGCAGCGGTCTTCGAGCGTGATTCGTCGCTCTTCGCGTTGCTCTTGCAAGGTGTCAGCCGGCAGGGAGAACAGCATCCCGGCCCGCGTCTTGCTGCTATGCACGACGTGCTCGTGCTCGCGGAGCGGCGGCAGCACGAGTTTCCCGTCATCGAAGCCCAGGTCGGAGGGCTTGCGGCACGCCCGAGCCCACGAGCAGACCCACCGCCAGAACGGCTCCTCTGCGTGACCGCGAAAGCGGTAGCTCTTGCGACCCCAGCCGAGGTAGTCCTTGATGACATCCTCCTTGAAGAACCGCGAGAGCATGTCTTGATAGCCGAGATATCCGAGGGCTTCGCTGGACGTGCCGAGCTCGTGGTAGTCGTTCGGTGCGGCGGTCGCGGTGCAGAGCAGGCGGTACGGGATCAGCCGCATGAACTCAGTGACGAGAGCCTTGGTCGAGCCGTCGAAGTTCTTGAGGATGCTCGACTCGTCGCAGACCATGCCGCCGTAGTCGCCCTGGTCGAAGTTGTGCAGCCGCTCGTAGTTCGTCACCACGATGCCCGCCTCGGGCTTGCCGCCCGTTGACCGCACCGCCTCGATTCCAAACCGCTTCGCCTCTTCGACGGTCTGGTAGCTGACCGCGAGAGGGGTGGCGATCAGCACGGGCTTGCCGGTCTGCTGGCGGATGTTCTCGGCCCACACCAACTGCATCGGGGTCTTGCCCATGCCGCAGTCGGCGAAGATCGCCGAGCGACCCTTGCGACAAGCCCACTCGATCAGATGTCGCTGGTAATCGAAGAGCCAGCCCGGCATAAAGTCGGGCGTGAACCCGTGGTCGCCGTCGAGTTGCTGCTTCGTTTCGAGAAACGCTGTGTATCGGTCAGATGCTGCAATCATGCTCAGTCCCCTCTCCACCGCTTCGGCGGCAAGTACCGTTCCTGCTCCGGGTTCTCTACCTTCCACGCCTCGAACTTGATCGCCGCGAGTTCCCGCAACGCGGCAGCCGCCTCGGGAACCAGGGCCACGTAGTCGAAGTCCCCCCGCTGCCGCTTCTCCGCTTCGATCGCGACGAGGCGATCGGCGAGCGACTTCAGCCGCAGGATCGGGGCGGTGCCTTCGTTGACGCTGGTCATGCGAGATCCTCTTCGCGAGCCATCTGCTCAAGCAGCGGCAACGCTGCCTCCGCCAGCACGCGGAACGAAAGCCGCTCCTCCGATGGCGTGTCCTCGTCTTGGGTCAACGCTCGCCGGATGACGGCGGCGACGGCTGCGGCGTTGTGGCTCGATGCGGTCATGGCTTCCTTTCCTTGGGGTGTATTTGCCGCGTAACGTGCGGCGGTCGGTCGAGTCACCGCGTAACAAGGGAGGAAACCGCAGCCTCGACTGCACTGATACGACGCCTCTGAAGTGCTTGGCGGCAGACGTGGCATCGCAGCCACTAGGGCAACCGCGTGCCGATGTGCCACTAGAACGGGATGTCATCGCCCGGCAGACGCTCGACCGGCGGCTTCGGGTTGGGCTTGATCGCGGCGGGCTTCGGCTGCGTCGCCGCGAGCGGCACGTACCGCTTCACGACCGCCGAGGTCTTCCCCGCCTTGCTCGTGTAGTGGCTGATCTCCACCACGAGCGTCTGCCCCTCGATGTCGCTGGGCGAGAGCGAGAGGCGACCATCGACGGGCTTGATGCCCAAGGCATCCGCGAGGTTCGCGGCCCGCCACCCGAGGTGATGCGGGATATCGTCGAAGACGAACTTGTAGTCGCCCTCAACCGTCGCGAGCCGCAGCTTGAGGCACTTCCCGTCGGGGTTGGTCTCATGCCGCTTGTACTCGTTCGTCCCTTCCTCGCACAGTTTCACGAACATCTCGTGCCGCCCGGCGGGGACAATCGCCCGCTCGTGCGTCACGGTCTCGGTCGGCTGGTCTTCAATCAGGAAATCCATCTCTCACAGTCCTTTCCGTAGGGGTGTCGATTCCGTTCCGTCACTCAGTCGCAGCGGGCTCGCCCGCCGTGGTCTCGATCGCGGCGAGCCGCTCGTTGATCTGGTCGGTCAGCCTCGACCACTCGTCGCCGGTCAACTGCCCGGCAGCCACGTACCCGTCGATCGCTCGGGTCGCCTTCGTCAGATCCGCCTGGGTGCTCGCCTTGGCGATGAAGGCGGCGGCCTGCGTCGCCTTCTCACTGGGCGGCGTCACGGTCGGCGTGCCGCCCGCGAGCCACGAAGCCAGCCGCTCGCCCGTCGCGGGCGAGATCGGCTTCGGGTCGCCCGCGAAGAGCCCGGTGCGATCCTTGCTCACTGTCGCGTAGTGCCCGTCGTGGATGAGGTCGAGCACGCAGGTGAACTCGAACTCCAGCCCGTCGCGGGCTTCGAGCTTCATCCCGAGCTTGGCGACCTTCTTCTTCCCGTGGTCATCCACCTGGGCGGTCTCGGTCTTGGATCGCCCGCAGCAGATGACGTGAGCCGGGCTTCTTAGGATCGCGTCCACAAACGCCCGCCAGCGGGGCGTGATGACGCTGAACGCCGACCATGTGTTCCCCCGGAACTGGGCCTTCGCCACGTCTTCGAGGATCTCCAGGCAGCCGCCCGGCCCGCTCCAGCAGTGCGTCACCGAGTCGATGACGATGACTTCGTAGCCCGCCGCCTCGGCGGCCTTGATCGCCTCGATGTACCGCTCGGGGGAGAACGGCGGGCGAAGGTCGATCACATCGAAGTCGTGGAGGTGATCGTAGAGGTCGGACGATCCTTCCTCGGTGTCGATCACTACCGTCTTGCCGCCCATGCCCTTCGCGATCTGAAGGGCTCCCCAAGTCTTGCCCGCACCACTGGGGCCGGTGAGCAGGAGCCGCAACTTCGTAGCACTGCGGCGGGCTTTGCGAATCTGAACCATCTGTCGAGTCCCTTTCGTTTCTGTCGTTTCCGTTCTTAAAAAGCCGCTTCCCCGTCCTAGGTAGGCGGCCCGATCCCTTCCTGGGCGTCGCCGGTTCCACCGGCTCTCCTGTGTTCAGTTCGCGATCGGCTCCAGCTCTTCGAGGTACATCAAGAGCCGCCCCTCGGCGGTATCCACGAGGTAAGCCCCGTCCTGCGGAGCGGCGACCACGCCCGGCTGATAGCCCCCGCCGAAGGCTTTCGGGCACCGCACGCGGTCGCCCGGCTTCGGGCGGTA